ATGATTGAATGTCAGTTTGTTCTCGTGGATCCGAGCGCCGAAAAGCTCGAGCGCAAGGAGCTGAAATTCATGGCACAGGCAATCCCGCGAGAGGGAGATACTGTTACTTTTCCTACGATTGATGAGCTTAAAGGTCGCCTATACAAAGTGGAGTCGATCCTTCACGGTTTCGCTGCATTGGAAAAGGGTGAACAGCTACATCTGATAACTGTGCACTTGAGACGTCTCGTTGCACCACTTCGTTGAGCAAGCCCTCTGCGCTTTGACGACAGGCTGCTATGCAGTCGGCAGCACCTTTCGGCCGCGGCGCTTTCGTACGTAATTTTCCGTCATCACCACACTAGCGTGGCCGAGCTGCTGTTGGGCCTCGCGAATATCCCTGGTCTTGTCGGTCTTATCTGTTGCCGCCTTCGCACGTAGGTCTCGGAACTGGAAGTCCTCTCCATCGATACCTGCGGCCGCCCGGGCCGCTTCAAATCTAAATCGCAGTGCAGATTTTCCAAGGGGCTGCCCCTCTTCGTTGACAAGAAGCCTTGTCGAAACCACGACTTCGGAAATACTGCGCTTTCGAGCTTTGATGCGTTCGACCAGAGCCGCGAGCTTTCCCTCGATGGCGATGCGCAGCTTGTGGCCGGTCTTGTTTTGTCGCACCTCGATGCTGCCTTCTCGAAGATGTGTTTCGTCGATCTTCAATAGATCCGCCGGCCGGCCGCCGGTGAGATATGCCAGATCCATTGCCTCGCGTGTTGGCACGTCGGCTTTCCTCCACACAGCTTGAAAGGCCTCGTCATAGACATAAGTTTCACGGCCGTATTCGCGGAAGGATTTGATACCGGCACATGGATTTGGAAGGTCGGTCAGCCCCTCGGATCTCGCCGCATTCCATATGTGTGAAATGAGTGATTTCTCACGATTGGCGGCTACACGGCCTTCGTTGCCTTCTACTGGTTCACCTTTCTTGCGCAGTGAATCTTGGGTTCGTTGGACGCGCCATGATAGGAACTGCTTGATATGGATTGGCTTGATTTCATCCAGCGGCGCCGGCGGATTATCGAAGAACTGCAGTAGTGTCTCTATCTGCCGTAGTTTCTCCTCGCGGGTCTTTGGTGCGTTCTCTAATAGAAATTTTTTCTGATAAACTTCGCACGCATAACGGAACGTCACAATCTTCGAGACGGCGGCCGGCGGTAGCGCCTCCAGTTCCGCCCACTTACGCACCGCTTCAACGTAGTTTGAGCCGAGCGATACTTCCTTACGTGTTCCGCCCCCGAGTTCATAGTAGTAGTACACGGCACCGCTGCGCTGCACCCGCGCGCGCATACCACGCGGCAGGTTCGTATTTTTAGAAGGTCTGCGTCCCATTTACACTCCCATCACAGCTGGTTTCCATCCGCGTTTTAGCACGTCAGCCGTGCGACGATCTTCGATGGCAGACCGGAGCACTACCGGCCTGCCGCGCGCGTTCGTGATGAACGGAATGCCGATTTCGCGCAGGAACGTGCTTTGCATTTCGTACTTTGTCTGCTTGACTCCAGCGCGGGTGGAACCTCGCCGGATACCGGTGAGACGATCTAGGCTCTCATCGTCAAGAAACAGGTCACTCATGGCTGTGGCTCCCTCTTCGCAATTTCACCGCGCAGACTGCCGCTGTAGTCGCCCAAGCAAAGGCGTTTAGCGTCACTGTTCGAGGTATTGCGGCGCAGGTCTCCCGCATCATCGCAAGTGATGATGTCGCCCAGCGGTACACCACGGAATTGCCCTGCCAATTCATTGTCCAGCTCAACCCAGGCGAATCGCTCGCCATTGCCCAGGTGCTGACGAATGACCGACACGTAGCCGGCCAGTACGCCATCGTCAGGCGTGTTGAACGTAATGCGGTCCAGAGTCTGCGGGGGCTTCATCACGAAGTCGCGCGGCTTGGTGGGGGGGGCGATCACATCGAATTTCACGGGTGCATTCATTGCTTCTTCTCCTTAGTGGCCGTTACAGAGCACACGCCGAAGCGATCGACGGCGGCGGCGATCACGTCGCAGCTATGGGCTGCGATGGCGGTGTAGGAATGGCGTGCGCTGGCGGTGCGCACGACGACACGAAACGCGGTCATGAGGCGTTCCCTTTCGTTGGGTTGGGATCAATCGGAAGTCCGGTCACATCGAGCCGGCCGGTGCGCCAGTCGGCCACCTGACGCGGCGTGCCGCGGCGCGGGGACTTGTCCGGCACGGGCACCACGCGTGGCCAGGGGCATGCCTTGATGGTGTCCCATGAGGCCAGGGCCTGGCGCTGTTCGTCCGCCGTCATGGCCGGCGTCGGCCACGCTGGCCTGTCATCGACCACCGGCCGGGGCCAGGGGCATGCGCCCAGGGCAAGCCAGGCATGCTCAACCTGTGTGGCCTGGTCCGGCTGGAACGTGACCGGCGCCGGCGCGGTCTTCGGCTCAAAAGACACATCGGCCGTAAAGTCAGGCCCGGCGGGCTGCGTACAGTTATTTACACGAGTCCAAGGGAACCCCGAACCCGCCGAAGCGTGGGCGCCGTGCCCTTGAACTGGCGTCCATGTATGCCGAACGGACTTGAACACCACCCCGGCCATTTGGCGGCACTGGACGCCATAGGGCATGACGCGCTCACACTCTTCATAGCGGCCGGTGACAGTCTTGGTTTCCTTGGCCAGGGTGACCATCAAATCGTCGCGCTTCACGATGGCACCGCCTTGGGCACGCAGATAGCTGGCCCAGCATGCACGCTTCTCCCCCTCGACCTTTTGTACGGCATCCCAGGCGGCGGCCATCGCCGGCGGTGCCTCTTGCACCATGTCTGCCGGAACGCGGCGCAGCTCTCGCCAGACGCTCACAGGTGCGCCGCCCCACTGCTGGAACTGCCGAATGCCCCAGCGGGCGGCCCAGGCTTCTACGCGTGCCGATGGCGTCAGCTCGTAGTCACCGGCTGTGTCGGTGGTCACCACGTAGCCTTCTTTGGTCTTGTGGTCGGCTACGCCATCAATGTTCTTGGCCACATACTTGGCGATGTAGCCGGCGGCGCTGCCCTTCGACCAGTCAATGCGCTTCACGTCGAGCCGGCGCTTGAATGCACCCGGCTCGCCACGATCCACGCGCCAGGCGTAACGCTTCATGACACGGATAGCGCGGCCGGCCACGTCCTGGACATGTGGGGTGGTATAGCCTGGCAAAGCGCGCACAAACACCAGCATATGCCAGTGTGGGCATCCGTCGTGATGTGGTTCAGCAATACGGAAGCCGTACAGGCCGATGCCGCGCCGTGCCAGCGCCGAGCGCGCCAGGGCCGTCATCTTGCCCAGGTACTTGTTAGCCGTGCGCGGATCTGAGCCGTCATATTTCGGATTGGGCTTGCCGCTATGTAGGGTTGCGTGAAAGCGAGACGGGCAAGACCACGTGAGGAACAGGCCTTCGTCCTTGCACTCTCGGGCAATAGTTTCAAAGCCGTTGATGCGCAGCATGAGCTCACCGCGCCGAATGGTTTTGTTGGCGGTGGTCTTCTCGGCCAGTTCTGCGATGCTGAATTCCTGGCCAGCCTCGTTGCGCACCATCGTCGCTTCCAACGCCGCTGCATTGCGCTTGTTCTGCGCCAGGCGCGACAGCACCGCATCATTGCTGGCATAGGGCTCGCCGTGATAGTGGACATAGCCCAGGCGGATATTCCCACCCTCGAAGGCGCGGCCAACCACCTTGCGTAGCTGGCGGCGCCACCAGCGCGGGTCCACCACACGCGCAATGATGGCGCGCAGGTCGTCGTCGTCCACCTCGGGCACGTCAATGCCGTAATCGCTGCATTCCTGCTCGATGATGTCGCGGGCGTGCGTGTCGGAAATCGCCTTCCAAAGCATCTTCTTGACGTTCTCGGCAGCTTTCTCGGCAGTGGCGCAGATTTCCGCATCATCCTGCGAAAGATCAATTCCGGCCGGCACATACTGGTCAGCAAAGTCACGAACAAAATCGAGGGCGACCGGCTCGAAGATCCGGCGCCAGTGCCATACCGACATGAGCTCAAGCGCCTGACTAACAACACGGCCGCGCCACTTCAGTGGGATGCGTTCCAGTTCGCTGGCAAACTGAGGAGAATCGAGAAAAGCCTTGTGCTGGCGTCGCGTCTTCGCATCGACTTTTCTATACTGCATTGAGGGCTCTTTCATAAGTCGTAATCGCACGCAGCACCGCATGGCGCATGGCCAGGCGTTCGGCTTCGGTAAAGGAGTGAATCGGGGATTCCCAGCGGTCCGGGGAGAGGCCCGCCAGGGCCAGAATGTGCCGGCGCACTGGCCTAGCAGTGGCCGCCCAGGAATAGGCGACGCCAATCTGATGGTTTGGCCGCTTACGTGAGCGCAGCAGCATCATGGCCTTTTCCAGCTCGGCTTTTGCGGCCTCATCCCCAGGGGGCGTCGGCACCTGCGCCGCACGCTCGCGCAGCAGATCTGTGGCAGGGCGGAATGACGCATGATCCTTGATACGGGCGCAGCGCATGTTCAGCCTTTCACCAGGCCGAGTGCCGACAACAGTGCCGGGGCGAGCAACAGAAGCGCTGCCATGCAGTGGGCAAATACGGTTCGCATCACCACTCCCCCAGCAGGCCGCCCAAGAGTTGAAGCCGCCATGCAAGACGATTGCCGATGGCGTGCTTCCCCTCCCAGATCACGTCCCGTTGCGGCACATTAATAGAGTCCCAGCTCAGCATTCTCTGCGCGCGGCGGTACAAGCTCAGATCATCTTTCAAGTGCTGGCTGATAGCGCGCGTTACCTTCAGATTCGCGGTGGTCATGATTTTTTAGGGTGAGCGAATCCTGCGTGCGCCAAACGGCGCACGGCAGGTTTTGATTTATCGGGAGTTGGGCGGCCGCTTAGACGGTGGCGAGGTCTAACGTCATCTGGTTCTTGGCAGCCAGAAATGCGCGCGAGGAAATCGGAATGCGCACTTCTGGATTTGGCATGGCCGACATCGATACGGTGCGCGAGACCTCAAGCGTGGCCACGAAGGTGTGGCCGCAGTCGGCGTTTTGGCACTGATAGGTGATTTCTTTCATCATTGACGACATGGTGCGGCTTTTGGCCGCTCTCACACGATTTTGGCAGTGTGGGCATGGAATGCTGATTACGCGCATGGCTTCTTCCCCTCAACGGCATAGAGCACTCTTGCCTTGCCGGTAACACGCTTTGCACCTTCACGAACCGCTGCGGAAAAAACGAACTCGGCGGCATCTTCGATTGTCTCGAAGCCCTCGCACGCCATCAGTATTTCCAATGCCTCAACGAGTGCAGGGCTTATCAGCGTCAGTTCGATATCAGGCATTTTGAGGCACTGAAAAGTGGCTCTTGAGCGCCTTGGTTTGCATGTTTTGATTGATTACTATGGGCACATCACGAGCAACAACGAACTCAACGGCCATATGCAGCATCATGTCGTGGGCCAAGGTCGCCAAGTTTTCACCCTGCAGTTGGGCGAGCGACTTCATGAAAGCGTAGTTGTCGGCATTGCAGCGGATCACGATTCGGTGATCGCGGATGTGGCGCGGATCGTCGTACATAGGTTCCCCCTTGTCAGGCGGTTGCGGATTGGTGTTCTTTTTCGTAGGCCTGAATACCTTTCAGCACCATGAGGCGGAGAAAGGACGAGCGAGTCCGATGGTCTTGAACTGCATAGACCGAGACTTTTTCCGCCTCGCGAGAATCCAGACGGGTGGTCATAACCACCGATGTGACATCCCTGGTGGCTGGAATGTCATTTTCATTTCTTGGCGGCAATGAAATGGCTGATGTAGACATAGAGTAAAATTTGTATACGTCACTTAGCAATGACGCAAATATAGTGCGAATTCTCGCACTTGTAAATACAAAAGGTGAAGAATTGCGTCAATTAATCGGGAGCCGCTTGAAAGCTGAGCGCGAGCGATTAGGCCTTAATCAGGCAGAATTTGCCGCGTTAGGCGGGGCATCGAAACGCTCACAAATCGATTGGGAGCAGGGCAAGCTTGTGCCCAACGCCGAATTTCTAGCCCAATTGGCAGACCAGGGGGTAGATGTTCAATTCGTGTTGACTGGTATCGCTTCGTCTACAACTCTTTCTCCCGAAGAAAACGAGTTGGTGATTTCGTATCGCAAACTGGATGTTCGTGGTAAGGCTCGACTGCTGGGCTTAGCCGATGGCATGAATGAGGCAGACGCCCCTAAGTCTGTCCAACGAAATCAAGAAATTAATTTCCATGGCAGAGTGGCGCATCAGGTGATTGGCGACATCAATGCTCCAGTCTACGTGGGGCGCAAAAAAAAATAGGCGCAGCATGACGGAATGCTGCGTAGGAGCGGGGCAAACCTTAGCCCCAAAAGCAGTTGTATTTATGAATTAGAAGAACAGGTTTTACATGTCTGACAAAGTGGATTTCCATGGGGATGTCGAAAACGCGGTGATAGGCGATGTGCAGCAAGTTGCGAGGCTCAGCAACGTAGTCAATCTGCATTTGAATGAGGGTAAAAAGGAAGTCCAGCGGATCACTGATTACCAGCGCAAGAGGATCAATGTTCTGGTGAAAGAGTGGGCCGCAATTTGCGGCGATAAAGAGATCGAAATTTATAAGATTTTCATCGCTGATTACGGCATCCAATATTTCCGGGAATTACCCATTGAGCATTACACGAAGGTCAAGGAGACTCTCGAAGGTTGGATTGATGCGGGCACCGCGAAAACTGATCGAGCCATAGACCAAGCACGTCTGCTGCCGCCGACGTCCGAACAGCACAAGGCCCATGAGTGTGCGGTCTGCAGGGAAAAGGATGTAGCGTTCGCCCGAGCGCAGAAACAAATGTTCGTCGTTGGGTTGCTGGTTTTGGTTCTGGCTATGACCTGCGGATGGCTACTCTATAAAATGCCCGTGCCGGCAGCACCAGAACAGATTGCAGACAACACATGTTTTTCTGAAGGCAAGGCATACTCGGCTGGCGGCACCATCAGAGTGGACGGCGATCTGATCAAGGAATGTATCTACGATGCGACCGCCGGTAAAGTATTTTGGTCGAAGCCACGATAGTCAATCGGCGTTGTTCTCCGCGATGATCTCGCGGACCTCTTTGATCTTGGCCCACTCCAATGCAGCGGCGCGGGCGGCACTTTGCTTGGTGGCGTAGGTTCGTTTCAGTGTCTTGGTATTGTCGGCCTTGCCTGCCAGCTCGCTGCCCTTGTTGTTTTTCTTCTTTGCTTTGTCGTGCCAATCCGCTTTCACGCCGGTGATACCTTCCTCCGGATCGTGATCTAGCTCGCGCTCTGTATCGGCTTCCTCAGATTTTGTTTCGAACTCGATGCGCGTAGTAAACCCGCTGCCGCTGATGGAATGTGTGACGGTCTTCGATAGCCATTCAGTGGCATCGATATCCGCCTTGAATCCCGAAACCACTACAGGCGACTGCGACATGATGCTGGCATCACCTCGTGCCAGCTGCATTTCGAAGGTCGCTAGCCCACGCTCAATGCGCTGCCATTCGGCGACGGCCGCAGTGCGCGCATCGGCCTCATTTGCAAAGGTGGTACGCAAGCGCTTGCTGTTCCCAGCCTGGCCAGCGACGACACTGCGCCGCCGCCCATACTTCTCATCCATCCAGAACGCGCGCACGCCGCTGTAAGCGTCCGACTCCGAGCTGTGATATCGGTGCTGGTCCCCCAGCGCACGCACCACCTTCACCACCGGTAAGGGCTTGCCGCTGGCCGTGCGGCTATCATTGATCGGCATGAAGAGCAGCGTGTCATTCTTCACGGTGGCCACCGCGTCATATTTCTTGCCCAGGCGGCGCAGCAGCGCGGAATCGCTCTCATGCGTCTGGTCCAGGTGCTTGATGGCGATGCCGCGCAGGCCGGCCGAGATACCGGACGCCAGGCAATTGCCGGCAGCGATGGCGTCCACCACGGCACCGAGCGTGGTCTCATGGAAACTACGGTCTCGCTGCTGCCTAAACGCATCAATCATGCTGGCCGACCTGGCGCGAATGGTGAGCCGGTCCGGCGCACCGCTATGCTCCACCTCAGAGACCACGAACGCGCCCTTGTCCACCAGCGGCGAACCCAGCCAGCCGAGCGCGAAATTTAGCTTGGCCCCCTTGGGCGGGATCTTCAGCTTCCCGTCGGCGTCGTCCAGCTCGATGTCCAGTTGATCGGCTTCATCACCCCGGCACTCGCGCAAGGTGATGCTCATGAGCCTGTCGGAGACAGGGCGGCTGATATCCTTATCTTCGATGACGATGCGGAAAGCCGGCGCCGTGGTGGTCATTGCCCAGTGCCCCCGATCTTTCCGGCAGCACCGCTCATCGAGCTGGCCGCCCCACTGACCTTGCCCAGTATCGCACTGGCCGTGCTTGTGACGCCACCAATGGCATTGCCGACCACATCGCGCGCCTTGTCGGCGATGCTGTTGGTGATGCCGTCGATGTCGACCATGTTGCGCAGATCCGAGATATCGCCCAGGCCCAGCGACGACAGCACGCTATCGTCAGTGCGTTTCAACTTGATGGTGAATTCGATGCGCTTGGCATCGCCGTCGCCATCCAGCACAGTGCGCCCCTCGTCCATGCTCTCGATGACGTAGGAGCCATAGATGCGCCCGGTTCCCTGGATCAGAAACCAGCTCTTACCCGTATCGGCCATCAGGCGCAAGGCGTCGAGTGAGAAGGCGCTGCCGGTCAGCTCCGGTGCGATCCAGCCCGACAAGGTAATGGTGTCATCCCCCTTACCCGTGAACTGCACCGCGTCGCGCCGGCCCACACGCGCATTGCTGGCGAACTTCCATTGTGTCTGCCGCTGCAGTTCTTGATAGGCCAGCGTGGGCAGGCTGAAGACGAACATTCCCAAGACCATCATCATGAAGTTTTTCCTTAATCCCAATCTGCGAGGTTCGAGCGCTGGCGCGACGCCTTCATGCGATCGCGACGGTCCAGCTCGGCGGCCACCGCGCGGGCGATGGCTTGCTCATCCATGCCGGGCGTCGGCTGGATGATGATTTGCACGGTGTCGCCCTGGTAGACGACGGGCTGCGCACTCCCACCGCTGATCGGCGGCCGACTATCGAAGGCCATTGCCGGCACGCTGCCCACGCCAATGGCCACAGCCGCGCCCGCGCTGGCCAGCTTGCCGGCAAGGCTGCTGACGGTAGACAGCGGGCCGTCCTGGCCACGATTCAAGCCCACGGCCAGGCCCTGCATGGTGTAGTCGCCCAGCTCGGCAAAGACCCGGCTCGGGCTGTGAATGTCGAGCTTTTCCTTGAACCAGCCAATGACACTGGCCCCGGCGCCCAGCACCGCATCCTTGACGGCGCCGATGCCACTGGTGATGCCATTGACCAGGCCGCGCAGGATCATCACGCCGAACTCGGTAAATTTGGCCGGCAGCTCGATGCCGAACCAGCTCAGCACGCCCGCAAACGCCTGGTAGAACAGGCCCGCCGGAGACCAATTCAAGATCAGCGCGCCCACGCCGGCCAGGCCGCCCGCGAAGGCGCCGCGTATCTGCTGCCATAGGCTGCCGAAGAAGCCGGCAATGGGTTCCCAATTCCGGTACAGCAGATAGGCAGCGGCAGCGATGGCGGTCACCGCCAGTCCAATGGGGTTCATCAGGAAGATCCGCCCCAGCCACATGAAGACCGTGCCAACGCCGCGCAGAATCGGCATGAGCAAATTCCCCTGCAGCCCGATCTTGGCGAACAGGACGTGCAACATGGCATACGGGCCGATGACGGACGCCAGGGCCAGCATCAGCGGCCCCATCACCACCATGATGGCGGCGATGGCACTGAAGCCCACAATCATGGCCTTGGCCGTGGCCGGGTTGCGCTCCATGAAGCCGGTCAGTGCCTGGACGGCATTGGTGGCCATCTGCAGACCGGATGCGTAGAGCGGCAGAATCTTTGTGCCCAGTTCCAGTTTCAAGTCCGCCACCTTGGCCAAGGTCTCCAGTTCCTTGCCGCTGGCCGTGTCGCGCCCGAGCTTGTCGAGCTCGTCGATATTGGCGGCACCCCGGTTCAGTTTCTCGTTCTTGTGAATCTGCGTACGCTGCTGGTACATCGTGGAGAAGAGCTGCGCGGCCGTGCGATTCGAGAAGATCCCGCCGATGGCGTCGAGGATGCCCTTTTCGTCCGTGATGCCCTTGCTGGCCAGTTGCGGCAAGAGCACTTTCTCCATCCATTCGAATTGATTCTCGCGGAAGAGATCCGCGCCCTTGATAGCGCCAGGATTCAGGAATGAGACCTGGCCGGCCTTGTCATGCTTGACCTTGGACTGGTCGCCAATCAGGCCAAGGTCCGCCAGCATGCCGATGGAACGCTTGGTGGTCCGGCCCTGATAGAGGTTCTGGTAGGCGCTCATCATTGATGTGCCGACCCGGTTGCCGCCCATTTCCTGCACCAGGGATTCCATCTGGTAGTAGAAGGCCTCATCCTTGATGCCCTTGGCCGCAATACCGCCCGTCTTGATCAGGTTCAGCCATTCGCTGGGCCCCACACGGCCACCGGTGGCGGTCAGCACCTGCTGCACCATATTCGCCTGCTTGGAGAAGGTACCAATATCCTTGGTGCCGTTGCGCATTTCGATGACCTTGAGCATGTCCATGAACTTGCGCTCGTTCTCGGCGCCCTCGGCCTCCCCATAGAAGGCGTGATTGCCGAATTTCATCTTGGCCATCATCGGCGCGACCATTTCAGCGTGGTGCGTGTCGCCAAAGGCCGTAATGCCGTCGCGCAGCAACTGCAGGTTGTCGAGCTGGCTGGTGCCGTAGGTTTTCATGTCGCGCGCGAACTTGATCGCCTCAGCGGTGGCGGCCGCTCCCAGGCCGAGCGCACGCACGCGGCCGTTCTCGGTCTCGTAGTGCTTGGCCTCTTTCAGGCCGGCCAGCACAGGGGCGCCCATGGCGGCACCGCTGGCCGTGGCCCCCACGCCGGCGGCCGCCAGCCCGCCCGCCGTACTGCGCAGCTTGTCGGCGCGCTGGCGCGCATTGGCCATGACCTGCTGCTGACGACTGCTGGCGGCCAGCTTCTTTTGCTGGTCAGCCAATTCGGCGTTGGTGGCGGCAATACTGTTCTTGAGCCAGGT